ACAGTCCACAGGCAATACTCGTTGGTAAAAACACCTATGACACTGTAGGCCAAGCAGTCAAAACCATCGTTGAATTTGCACGACGTTTCCCAGCCCTGTACGCGAGTGATACTCTGGAGATCGTCGGTATTCGCATTCAAGCTGAAGAGACAATTTTGACAGCTTTCACTGAGATTCCCCTCAAGACTCTCTACTAAAACAAAAAGGAGAAGTAATGACAACCCCGCAGGACACTAGCGCCCAAGCTTTAGCGTCGGTGCAGCCAGTAGTCCCGACGATTCAGCAGCGCGTCTACGACTACATCCTCGCGCAGGGCCTGAACGGTGCGACTGCTGACGAGATCGAAGTCGCGCTGAACATTTCTGGCAGCACCATCCGCCCGCGTCTTCGCGAACTGGAGTTCGATCAGCAGAAGATCATTTTGACGGCTGCGACACGGCTGACTCGTCGTGGTAGGAAGGCGTGGATTTACACCTCATGGGAAGCGGTGCCCGAATGAAGCGCCGCACGTTCAATGTGAAGTTCCGGCTCGACAACGTGCTCATCGAAGTAGAAGGCATCACGGCTCAGAATTGGCTGAGTACGTCAGAGCAACTCGCAGCGGCAAGCGAGCGTGCACTCAGGTTGTGTTTGATGAAATTCACGAAGGAGTACAGAGGTATGAAGATCGAATATATCGGCGGAAGCCCACGGGTTGTTGGCGTGGAGGCTTCTGACGCTTGGCCGGATTGATGTCCCGCCGTAATAACAAGAAGTACAATCAGCAGCGTGCTGAACAACAAAAACCAAAAGTTGTAATCTCTCACTCCGCTGATCGTCGCTGTATCGCTGGTTGCCCTCCTCAAGGGGCTGCTCGTCCGAAGAATCGTTCCTACAGGCCCACTGCTCGTTAGCAGGGGCCTTCTTTCATTTCCCAAGGAGACTCAAGTGGCAAAGAAGTTGCTCACCACGCCAAAAGGTGTGGCGGTCTATCCGCATCTCAGTAAGCCTGATACGAAGTTCAACAAGAACGGCGTGTATACGGTGAAGCTGCGGCTCGAAGGCGCAGAAGCTCTTGCGTTTGCAAAGCAGATCAGTGCTGTGGCAAAGGCAAAGGTTGAAGAGCTTCGTGCAGAGAAGGGCGCGAAGAAGGTGAAGGCTGCTGATCTCCCGATCAGCAAAGAGACTGATAAGGACGGCGCTGAGACTGGCGCTCTTGTTTTCTCGTTCAAGATGAACGCCACAGGCAAGAACAAGGCTGGTGAAGTATTCACACGCCAGCCAGCGATTTTCAACGCGCAGGGCGTGCCAGATAAAACCATGCGGATCGGCGGCGGTTCGACAATCCGCGTGAGCTACGAGTTGGTCCCGTATGATCGGGTCTCCACGGAAACGAAGGGCATGTTCCTCGCTGGTGCCTCGCTCCGGTTGTACGCTGTGCAGGTCATCGAGTTGGTAGAGTTTGGCGGCAACGCTGAATACTTCGGCTTCGAGTCTGAAGAGATTGAAGAGGAGAGTGCTCCGGCTACGGCTGCTGCGAAGGGTGCGGCAGACGAGGATGAAGAGCCAGCAGCGGGTGGATCGGCAGACGAGTTCTAATGGCCCGCGTGACGATTGTGCGGGTAAAGCCCGCTGTGCCTCTTCCTATGGAAATAACACTTGTAATGAGCGAAGCAGAGGCCATCGCTTTGGTAAATGTTCTTGGACAAAATTCCCCAGCGAAGTCTGGTCAGGATATTTACAGCGTGTTTGTGGCGCTGGATAGTGCGCTGGATAACAACTGGTTGTCGCCGCACATACCCAAGCCTTAGATGAAGAAGACCTCACAGCAGGCCGCACTTCTGAAATACGGAGTGCGGTCTGGTCTGGAGGAGCAGGTGAGAGCGCAGTTAGAAGCGGACGGGATTCGATACGAGTATGAGCAGGTTGTCATCGAGTTTCGCCAGCCAGAAAAACCGCGCAAGTATACCCCTGATTTCCTCCTTCTCAGCAACGGCATCGTCGTCGAGACCAAGGGCAGATTCGTAACTGCTGACCGGCAGAAGCATCTGCTGGTTCAAGCGCAGCACTCCGCTCTCGACATTCGCTTCGTCTTCTCAAACTCTAGACAGCGCATCTCCAAACAATCGCAGACGACGTATGCCGCGTGGTGTCGGACGAAGGGCTTCAAGTACGCAGACAAGCTCATCCCTCAAGCGTGGCTCGACGAGCCTGTGAATAAACGCTCGTTGGAATACGCACTCAAGCTCATGGAGGGCTGAATGGCATATCTGGAAGAATCAGAATACCAACGCAGGAAGGCAACAAACTTTCTCGTTGTTCATTGCTCCGCGACCAAGCCGTTTCAGGACATCGGCGTCAAAGAGATTCGTGAGTGGCACATCAAGGAGCGGAAGTGGGTTGACGTTGGCTACCACTACGTCATTCGGCGTGACGGCACGCGAGAGCTTGGCCGTCCTACTTGGGCAATTGGTGCTCATGTCGAAGGTGAGAACTGGCAGTCTCTCGGCATCTGCTTAGTTGGTGGCGTCGATGAAGCTGGACAACCAGCCAACAACTTTACGCCGGAACAGATGACGACGCTGGAACACGCACTCACCGTGCTTTATCAGCAGTATTACGGGCGTGCTAAGGTAGTTGGTCACCGCGATTTCGACGGCGTAAAGAAGGCATGTCCCTCATTCGACGCCAAGGCTTGGTGGGCTCCTATCGGCGCAGCGCTCGACAAAGCGGCTGGCCGTGATCGCGAATGAGAGCACGTTCGTTCAGCATCTTCCTTGTGGAGAGTGCGGGTCGAGCGATGCAAACTCTCTCTTCTCTGATGGTCACACCCACTGCTTCTCGTGTGGCGCTCACACTCAAGGTGACGAAATTTCCGTTAGAAAAAGGCCGCGCATGGTGGACTTAATTTCGGGCGAGACGCGCGGTCTTAGAGCCAGGAAGATCACTGACGCGACCTGCAAGCACTTCGGCTACCAGTGCAGCGACAACTTCAAAGGCAAGCCCGTCCAGATCGCGCCGTATTTCGATGCCGATGGACAACTCGTCGCGCAGAAGATTCGCTTCCCCGACAAGACGTTCATGGTCACTGGCGACATCTCCGATGCTCTGCCCTTCGGCTCGCAGTGCTGGCCGAAGACAGGCAAGAAGATCGTCGTGACCGAGGGCGAAGTGGACGCGCTCACGATGTCGCAGGTGCAGGGCAACAAGTGGCCGGTGGTTTCCATTGGCTGCGGCGCAGGGCCTCAGATCAGAAAGTACTTCGCGAAGCACAAGGAGTACTTCAACGGCTTCGATGAAGTCGTGCTGATGTTCGACATGGACGAGCCAGGGCGTACAGCCTCGAAGGTCGCCGCCGAGGTGCTCGGTGCCCGAGCGCGGATTGCAGAGCTTCCGCTCAAAGATGCGAACGAGATGCTGAAGGAAGGGCGTACCGAGGAGCTTGTCAACGCGATGTGGCGGGCCAAGGAGTACCGGCCCGAAGGCATCGTGGACATGGCCGATCTGAAGGACGCAGTAATGGCGCGGCCAGCACATGGTCTCTCCTGGCCCTTCGAGAAGCTGACGGAGATGACATTCGGGATTCGTCTCGGAGAGTTGTACGCCCTCGGTGCTGGTACAGGTATCGGAAAGACAGACTTCTTTGCACAGTGCATCCAGCACATGGCGGTCGAACATAAGGTGCCTGTCGGCGTGTTCTCGTTGGAGCAGGCTACCACAGAGACAGCGACTCGCATTGCAGGAAAGCTCGCCAAGAAGACGTTCCACATCCCTGACAGCGGGTGGACGACGGAAGACTTCGACACCGCATGGGCCACGCTCATGGAGTCGGGCAAGGTCTTTCTTTACGACAGCTTCGGCAACAACGATTGGGAGATCGTGAAAGAGAAGATGGAGTACCTACATCACGCACATGGCGTGCAGTACTTCTTCCTCGATCACCTCACAGCACTCGCTGCTTGGCAGGATGATGAGCGCAAGGCGCTTGAAGTCATTATGTCCGAGATGGCGATGTTGTCGAAGAAGCTCCCCTGCACGATCCTGTTCATTTCGCACCTCGCTACGCCTGAAGGTAGGTCTCACGAAGAAGGCGGGCGAGTCACCATTCGTCATTTCAAAGGCTCCAGGTCTATTGGCTACTGGAGCCACTACATGTTCGCCCTGGAGCGAGACCAACAAGCAGCTACGGAAGCCACTCGTCAAACGACGGTCTTCCGCGTCCTTAAGGACCGCTACACTGGCCGCTCCACGGGTGAACTGTTCTACATCGGCTACGACTACGACACAGGGATGTTGTATGAGACCGGTGCTCCAAGTCAGTCGTCAGCGAAGGATCATGGGTTTGAGGATGAGACCCCAGGGCCGGTAAGAGAGGAGGTATTCTGATGGTGTCAATTTCTTGGGCCAGCTTCATGCCACTGTTCGGCAAGAAACGCAAGGAGGTAGAACGTAGAGCCCGCCTTGCTAGGGATTGGGAGTCATGTGCGTTCGCGCTAGATCGCGAAGTTACAAGGCTGCGTCAGTACATCAACGAGCAGATGAGGCACCACTTCGAGACGTATAACGGTGGGGTGGTTCGGCAGATGCATCAAATGGCCAAACTGTGTTTGCCAACTCCTTGGGTTCCTGCCGCAATCGAGAACATCGACGACCCCGTTTCTAACATGGTAGACATCCGAACAATCACCTATGTCCGAGAAGTACGGATGGTGCCTATTACGCAAGCTGGAAGAGTCTGATGGCTAGCTACTTCAGCGAGAAGAATCTCCTCGACTTTGACCCCAACTCCAGCAAGGCAGACATCAAGGAGGGCCTGACGGTGACGGGCAGTGGCAAGGGCGACGGCACACGACCCTCGCGGATTAGCAAGCGAGAGTACGCTCGTAACTACTGCCGCACGTTCGGGCACAAGCGTCTCGTGACGCCAGAGGGTGAGTATGGCTATTGGCTCTGCTTGGATTGCGGCGAAAGAGGGCGGCTACCGCATCCTGCTGACTGTCCTGCACCGAGTTGCAATCCCGCGTTCTGAAGCATCCCCACATCATAATCGAAGGAGGCCGTCTTGAAACACGTCGCGTTTGACGTGGAGACTGATGGTCTCCTCGATGCTACAACCCGCTTGCACTGCTTGGTGCTGCGAGACATGGATTCAGATCGAGTCGTCTCTTGCACCAACAGTGCGCCGGGGTTCCACAGTATAGAGGAAGGGCTATCGCTCCTTAGCGAGGCCGAGAAGGTCTACACGCACAACGGCATCCGCTTCGACAACCCCGTTGTCAAGAAGCTGTATCCGGTTGTTGAACTCAAGGGTGAACTGCGTGACACCTACGTCATGGCAATAATGCGATGGGCACACATCAAGGACAGCGATTGGCAGCGCGCAGCGAAGGGCCAACTGCCGAAGAAGCTGATCGGCAGGCACAGCTTAGAAGCCTGGGGCTACAGGCTCGGCGTTCAGAAGGTTGGTGTCGAGATCGAGGACTGGTCGCAGTGGACACCACTCATGCAGCAGCGTTGCGAAAGCGACACGCACGTTACCAAGATTCTGGCGCAGCGGCTTCGTGCCGCAGGCGTTAGCACTGAGTCAATTGAGACAGAGCACGAGCTAGCTGCCTACCTGCATCAGCAGGAAAGAAATGGTTGGCCGTTCGATATTGATGGTGCTATCAAACTCCAAGCCTCGCTCGCAGGGAAACGGCAGGCACTCGATCAGGAGTTAAGGAAAGAGTTCGGAAGCTGGCAGGTGTCACGCGGGATGTTCACGCCGAAGACAAACAGTAAGAAGTTCGGCTATGTCAAGGGTGTTCCGCT